CCATGCTTGCGCTTATACAGTTCCTTGTACTTACGACTGACATAGGCACCAGCCACTGCACTAGGCCACACTTTGAACTTAGCCTTGGCGGCTGCAATAGCTTGCTGGTGAAGTTCTTTGTCCTTGAACTCTGCATCTTCCTTCACCTTTTCCAAGTCGCCCTCAAGTAGCAGTCCTGCGCTGTCGGCCACTTCCCTGGTGCCATCCATCGGCAACGTGCCATTCTCTTCGTTCAACGGATCGCGACCACCAGGAGGCACTTGCATGGTGCCCTCCTTTTGCGGCAGTTCACGAGGAAGCGATGGGTCGAGAGTGAGTTCCATTGACCACTCAGAGCCCCCGTAACGGGCATCTGCCACTTCTTTCGGATGGAGCACGCCAAGTTGGATGTAGCGGCCGTCTACGGCTGCCGTGCGAGCCCTTACGTCTGCTTTTTCGCGTTCGTTCAGTTCAAATAAGTCGTTGAATTTGATTCTCCACGATTTTGGCAGCGTGCCATTGGTAGGACCATCTTTGCTCAGCATGATCATCTTCATCAAATGCTGTAAAGGGCGCTTGTAATGCGCAGCTTGATAATCGCCTAAATGTTTGGCAAAGTCTCGCTCTTCGCTGCGCCCTGTAGAGCCAAGGCCACCAGGACTTTCGCCAAACAAAATTGTATGTGGAATCTGAGAGGCGCCAATAATATCAATGCGCAGCTTTTCCAGGATTTCTCCCACTCCCGAGAAGTTGCGACTGATAAACTCAATCTCTTCTTTTTCGGCATCAATTGCGTAGCCACGGTAGACACTTTTGCTCATGTCATTGAGCACCAGGCGGGCGCGAACATCACCTTCTTTGCCTGCTGCAAGCATTGAAGCCAGGCCGCGCAATTTATGCACAAAAATGTCAAACTCGGTGAGCAAAGTAGCGGCAGAACTTACTCCAGAAGAGTAGAAACGGAAACTGTCATATACCGCTTGAAGGGTGCTCATACCCCACCCATAGTTTCGCTGCCTCACTCGATAAGGGAGCCATTCGCCATCAAACCTAAGAATCCTATCTTTATGAATATTGACCAGTTGCGGCTGACGAATAAGGTCGCCAGAAATGATTTGATAGTAGGTGGCCTTGGAATAGTCGTATAGGCTATCTTCGTTAATCATTGGTGCAATTTGCCAGCGATCAAGCACTTCCATTCCCTCAATAGAGCGAATGTTTTTGTAATCTACGGGCTGATCAGCTTTCCTTCCATCGTTAATGTAAAGCAAGATCACTGCACCACCAAACAGGCGTGCATTCTTGGAAACAAGAGACAGGTTTTCAAGGATGTACAAATCTTCGATGATTTGCTCCACGCCGGTCACTTCTTCCGCTGCAGCACCTTCACCACCAAACAGCACCTTGAAGCCTTTGCGCGTAGCTTGCTCTGCAACAATGTCCACGATACGCTTGGGAATCCATTCTGCATAAAGGTTTTCAAGCTCTTCTTGGCCCAGGAAGATCAATGGGGTGGAAGTAGTGTATTGGCTCTTGTCTCGACCAGTGCCCATGCCGGTAAGAGCATTAACAAGGCCATCTACGCGCAGACCAGCTTCGCCAGCGTGCCCTAGGTCCACTACTTCTTCAGACATTGTTCCCATCGTGTGCTTGTCACCATTCTAAACATGGCTAAGATGTTGCAGCTATCTTTGACTTATGGCACACTCGCCCATCGTCTTTACTTTTACAGAAGAAGAACGCCTCTTGGCCATGGAAGAAGGCCATCGCAGGCAAGCCGTCAATGAAGCAAAAGGCCTGAGGGGGCGCAACAGAGGGCCGCGATTTGGCGACAAAGCCTTGGAGGTACACCTCCTCGGGGCTGCGGGAGAAGTGGCCGTGGCTTCGTACCTTGGCATGAAGGAGCATTTATTCAAGGAAGCTGAAGCCCGTCGCGGCTCAGACGACTTGCCGGGAATTGATGTGAAAACCCGTTCCAAAGCAAGTTACGATTTGATCGTGCAAAGGAGCGAAGACCCGCAAAAACGCTTTGTACTTGTGACTATTCAAGACCAAAAGACTTTACTTCATGGCTGGTGTTATGGCCACGAAGCCATGCAGGAACGCTTCTGGGCTGACCCAGCACGAGGCAGACCTGCTTATTTTGTGGGGAAAGAACACTTGCGTCCCATGGAGACTTTGAAATGACCAAAAAAGATCCAAGGCGTTTTTACGTCTATGCCTATCTGCGGTCAAACGATTCTGAGCACGGAAAAAGGTTAACGCCTTACTACATTGGAAAAGGTGCGCGAGACAGGGCAACCTCCAAGCAGCGGACTGTGCCTAAGCCGTCTGATCCATCTTTCATTGTTTACATCCAAGAAGGCATGACAGAGCAGGATGCCTTTCGCCTTGAACAGTATTGCATTGCTCTTTATGGGCGCATTGACAAAGGTACTGGTATCTTGCGCAACTTAAGTGATGGCGGTGACGGCCCTAGCGGCACCATTGTCTCAGAAGCAAGGCGCCAGCAAATTGCGGAGTCGTCAAGAGGCCGCACTCATCCGCCTGAAGTTAGGCGCAAAATTGGAGATGCACAAATGGGCTCCAAAAACCACATGTGGGGCAAAGCTGTTTCACAGGAAACTCGCGAAAAGATTTCCGCAGCAAACAAGGGATTGCGACGTTCGGAAAAATCTCGCCAAAACATCGCTAAAGGCAAGTGTAAATACAAATGTGTTTTGGTCAGTCCCACAGGACAGGTCCATCAAGTCGACAATTTTTATCAATTTTGCCTAGAGCATAAATTACATAGAACTTTAATGCTTCAATTGCTCAGGGGAGAGCGCGATCATTACAAAGCGTGGACTGTTGAATCCGTAGAAATTTTAAGATGACGAAGCTTTCTTGTAGTGAATTTGCGGAGCATGTACTGAAAACCCCCCTTTGGCCCAAGCAGCAACAGGTTCTTAACGAACTGTTTGAAGAAGATGTCAGTCATGCCATTTGGTCCATGGGACGCAGAAGCGGGAAGACTTTCATGGCCTCCGTTGCTGCCACCTATATGGCATTTTGTCAGGATGATGTGTTTAGAAAAAAAATCAGAAAGGGCGAAAAGTTTCACATTATCACGGTTGCCAACGACATCAATCAATCAAAAATTGCCCTAGATAACATTCGCCAGTTAATTCTCGGCAGCCCTCTGGAACAGGAAATTGTTCGAGAGACTGCCATGGAAATTGAATTAAGTAATGGATGTATCTTTCAGGCTATACCTGCGTCCGCTCGCGCGTCGCGAGGCAAGGCGGTTGCAGCGGTGGTCATGGATGAATTGGCTTTCAGTTTGGAGGGAGATGCCAATAGAGGAGCAGAGGCAATGTACACAGCATTGGCGCCATCTATTGCTCAATTTGGCAAGCATGGCAAAATTATTGAGCTTTCATCTCCTTGGCTCACAAGTGGTTTATTTTTTAGCCATTTCAAGCAAGCGCAAAGTAATGAGTTTCCTGGGATGATTGCACGTTCCATCCCAACGTGGGAAATTAACCCACATCTTCCCTTTGACTGTGATTTCCTGCAAAACGCAAGAAAGAAAGACGAGGAGGCTTTTTGGTGCGAATTTGGCGCACAGTTTAGAGCCAATAATTCAGTGCTTTTGGCGCCAGAGATTATTGACATTGCCGTAAATAAAGACAGGACAATTCTTCCTCCTCAAAAAGAATTCATGGGAACCTATGTCCTGGCTCTTGACCCGGCCAGGGGCGGTCTAGGACGAGACGATTACACTGCTTGCATTGTTCATTACGAAGGTCAGCGATTGATTGCCGATAAATTCCATTCTTTTGAACCTGACTTTGATATTGCTGGCAAGAAGGAAGTCAGTATTGCAAAAGTAGAAGAATGGATTAAAGAGCACCATCGTATTTACGATTTTGCAAGCGTAGTCATGGACCAATTTAATAGCGCAGGAACCATTCAAAGTCTTGGAAAAGATTTGCCAATCGCTGAACTTGCGTGGTCAACGAGTACAAAAATGAAGGCATTTTCAAAGATGAAAGAACTATTTAATGCTGGATTGATAGAACTTTACCCCCACAAAAAGGCAATATGGCAACTTAAAAATTTAGGCGTTATCTACAGGCAAAGTGGACAATGGAATGTAACTGGTGGCAAAGAGAGTGGCATTGACGACTACGCATTCGCCCTCGCTGGTGCCATTTTAGAAGCTTCAAAAGACTCAGATATTGATTGGCTTCACAGCCTGATTCGCTGATTGCCTTTACAATATTCAAGATCAATGCAATTTCAATGGCAATGAAAAATGGCTAAGTTTGAAATTTCCTTTGAGGAGGCATCT